GCGTCACAGCACCAATTGATGCCGTAGCAGGCGTTAATCCAGTTGAGCCACCGCTAATAGATGTAACAACGTTTTGACTTCCAACAGTTCCTGAAACGTTATCCCAAGCGCCAATTTGTACTGAGCTCGCATCTTGCAATACAAACTTATATGCCGAGCCAACCGTTAACCAAATTTCATTCGGTACGCGACCATAGGCATCGAGCACAATAGGATTGGTGTTTGCAATGTTGCCTGCGCTTGACGTATAGGTCGCAGCTGGTGAAGTCGTGCCGGCCGCGTAGGTATAAATCATGCCACCCGCTAATGGTTGACCAGAATTGCTAAAGAATTGCCAACCTGCACCGGCAAATGCTGACAAATATACGCTAGACATTATTGAGCCACCCACGTTTTAGTTGTTTCATCCCACACATATAATTTGTCATCTGTAGGCATTGGTATAGGCGCTTGCCATAACCAATTTTCATCAAGAGACCAACTTGGATAAGGCTGCGGAGCATAAAAAACATCATTTGTGGAATCGTAACTGTAACCAATGCCTGCATAATTTCCACGCAATGGTACGCCACCATTTAAATGTTTATTGCCATGGGTGTTGTAACTTGTGGCAATCCATGTGCCAGGTGATGTATCAACAAACGTTTTAAAAAATTCTGGTTCGGCAACTATAACTTGCGTAACTTTACCGTTTACGACTTTTGCATAATGACTCATAATTTTTCCTATGCGTTGTATACGCCGCTTGTGGTGAAAGTATGAATGGTATTCCCACCGACAGAAGTTACCGTACCTCCTGTACCTCTTTGTGCGCCAGCGTAAGAAATAATAACAATACCAGAACCACCTGCACCGCCATTAGAACTTGTATCACCACCGCCGCCGCCTCCGCCCAAATTAGTTGTGCCTGCACTTCCTGCGCCACCAGATGTACCTGAACCACCGCCGCCAACACCGCCCGTGCCTGGGCCAATTGAACCGCCTTGATAACCACCGCCACCGCCGCCACCGGCATAAGTAACTGCTGAACCCGACAAACTATTTGATGTGCCTGCGCCACCATTACCTGCGGAAGCTGCACCAATTGAGCCAACTGCACTAGCACCACCACCACCGCCACCAGCGTTTACTCCACCCGTACCACCTGCTGAACCTTGTCCACTTGTTCCAGACCCAGGGGCAGCACTAGAGCCACCACCGCCACCCGAACCACCACCACCACCTGTAGTTGATCCAGAGCCACCACCGCCTGTTCCACCGCCTGTTGCAGTATATGTACCAAAAACAGAATTCGATCCTGATGTTGGGCCAGTTCCCGATATACCACCACTACCACCTGCTCCAACAGTTACGGTATAACCAGTTCCCGAGGCTAATGATGCGGTATTTGTTAATAAACCACCTGCTCCGCCACCACCACCATGATTCCAACCACCACCGCCACCGCCAGCCACAATTAAATAACTAACAGAATAACTAGGTGTTTGATTAAATTGAACCCAAGAAGCGCTAGTTGGATCCCACCATTCAGGAAATCCTGTAGTGCTATTTTTGCGAATCATTCCATTAACAGGGCTGGCCGGACGTTGAGCAGTCGTACCAACCGGAATAATTGCTGCGCCTGTCGTAGTGTCAGACAAAAGTAAAACGCCATTTGAGGCCGGTACAGTAATTGCGAGGGTCGATGCTGTGTCAGACCCTGTAAGTGCGGTAGACCCGCCAGATGCGCCTTGAAAGACAACAGTTCCCATGATATTTCCCTATGGTGCAATAATAATTGATGAGGCAGTCAACGCCCCTGTTGATGGGTTGTATTTTAGTTTAGTTGACGATGTATATAAAGTGCTTAGTGATCCGCTAGATGCGGCTGTAAATGACACATAACGTACGGCATTGGTAGTCGTATCGTCGGTAATTGTTGCGCCGCCCCCTGTTGCTGCAATGCTAATTGATCCTGCGCCATTCGTAATGCTAATGCCTGTACCAGCGGTCAAAGTGGCTCGGGTAAAACCACTACCATTACCAATGTCTAATTGACCATTAGTAGGCGTTGCGGTTAGTCCTGTGCCACCATATGCATAACCAATTGCCGTCGCATTCCACGTTCCCGCCGTTAATGTGCCAACGCCCGTAATGCCCGTATAAGACCCTGAAATTTGTGCCGACGGTACAGTACCTGATGATAGATTTGAAGCGTTTATAGACGTTAAAGATGCGCCTGAACCATTAAATCCTGTTGTGGTCAAAATACCCGTCGATGGGTTGTACTGATACTTAGTTGAGCTCGTGTAAACCGTGGACAATGATCCCGAAGTGGCCGATGCAAATAATGGGTATCTTGTGGCGTTCGTGCTTGTGTCATCAGTAACAGATACCGATGCCGATATAGTCGTCCAACTCGGTGCGCTTGTACCGTTTGACGTTAAAACCTGACCTGTCGTGCCATTAGCAATAAATGCTGTTGATCCTGCACCCGTTTGATACGGTATTTGACTTGCAATCCCGCCCGCTAAGTTCGTTGCAGTCGTCGCGCTGGTTGCCGTGGATGCCGATCCTACCGATAACGTCGATTGTGCGACATATTGCGGTGCAGAAGCGCCTGCCGTTAAAACATAATTTGTCGTACCCAATGATAAAAATGATGTTGCGCCAACACCACTTTGGTAATGCAATGCGCCAGTTGTGCCGCCTGCCAAATTGGTAGCAGATGTTGCCGATGCAACCGCACCGCTAACAATTGATCCTAAGATCGACGTAATCCAAGTCGGATTTGAATACGATCCGGTTGTATAAACGCCGTTTGTCACCGTACCCGCATTGCCGCCAATGGATAAACTTGCGGCCGTTCCGGTCAATCCTGTGCCTGGGCCTGAAAACTGAGTCGACGCAGTAATGGTTGTGCCGCCAACCGTTGATCCGCTGATCGGTGTGCCTGAAATCGACCCGCCTGTAATTGATACATTATTGGCGTTTTGGGTAGACATTGTGCCTAAACCCGAAATCGCTGTATTTGGAATTGTGGTCGAGGCAGTCATTGCCGCCGTACCATTGCCGTAGACGTATCCTGTCAGCGTTGTAGCGCCCGTACCGCCATAAGGCACACCAATAGTCGAGCCATTCCATACGCCCGCTGTGAGCGTTCCTACGCCCGTAATTCCGGTATAACTTCCGCTTAAATATGCCGAGCCAATAATGCCCGATGTAATCTGCGTGCCTGAGATTGCAATCGACGTATTGGTTACGCTTGAAATTTGACCGTATGCATTGGTCGTCAACACCGGCACGCTCGAGGCAGAGCCGTAAGTCGATGCTGTGCCAACAGGCGTCAAGCTAAATTGATATGCGGTAAGCGTTAACCCTGCGCCGGCGGTATAAATTGCGTTGTTAGAAAACTGCGTAAATGTGATTGCAGTCGTACCTAACGTGCCGCCAGGCTGATTAGTGTTGACCCATGAGCTGCCGCCCTGAGTTGTGCCGCTTTGCACAAACAAATATGCCGAAACAATTTCAGCCCATGTATTGGCATCGAGCGATCTAGTCCAAACGCCCGCGGCCGCGACATAAATACCATTGTTTGCAGCTGTGGATTGATTTTTGACCAGTACGCGATCACCCGCGACCGTTGTATATCCATCAATTGTCTGCAAGCCTGAAAGAGTAATGTTGCCAATCGTAGCGACTTGTGCAGGCTGTTTAAATGACAAACCTTGCGCAACAGCATCGACATAGTTTTTATTTGCTATATCTGTGCCGCCTGCTGGGGTTGTAACTAGCTGTCCTGTCGTGGCAAAAATATTGGTGAAAGTACCCGCGCTTGGGGTAGTTCCACCAATAATCGTGCTGTCAATCGTGCTATTTGTAATCGTTAACCCGCTTTGCAACGGGTTTACTGTGGCATAAAAAGGCTGATTTTGCCCGATAAAAGTATTGAAACTGTTATCAAGATTAAATAATGCCTGAACCGGCAGTATATTTTGGTCTACCGTTTTAGCCGGATCAGCCATTAAAACCTCTTACGATTGATCGTTGGTTGATGTTACATATAGAATGCCTGCCACAGCAGAATTACTAATTGCAGTCATTGAAAATGGCGTTGTTGGCACAGCTAAAACAATTGGCTGCGTCATCAATGGCGGTAATACAAACCCGCCTGGCGTACCGTCCGTTGGAAACGTTGCGGCCGGTGCTGTTGCTGCATTCGATACCGCAATGGCAATCGGTGAAGCGCCCAAATTCAGAAAACTGGCAAAGTTAACTTGGTCGTTTGTTGTATCGTTAATCAAAACCGATGCGTGCGAAGTGTTTGTGACACTTAGCGCATAGGTCTGTCCAGCAGGGCGGATTACGCTTGTGTTGGACATGATTACACCGCCGTGGCTGGCAATGGCCCTTCAGCACGAACAATCTGAAAAACATAAGCGCCAGCAACTGGTGTGGCCGATGCGTTTGTAGCATTAACAATTTGAATGCTCAAAATGCCGGTTGTGTAGCAATCACATTCGCCAGTAATAATGCCTGCCGTTTGCACGCCAACAGCACCAATACAACTAACGATGTCGGTTGTTTGCAAGCCAGGTAATGCAAAAGTTTGTACAGCAGATGTATATGATGCAACAGCTGCGGGAGTAATACTTGGTTGAATATAAAACGAGGATAACGCATTGCCGCGTGAGAGGGTAGTAGATGGCATATCTATTTCCTTAAAAATCCCCCCCGACCGAAGCCGAGAGGGAAATTGGATTAGCTGAAGTCGTAACCGTAGACGTAAACGTCAACAGTAGCGGCTGCGCCTTGGGCTGTACCAACGTTCACATACAGGTTTTGACCAGACTGTGCGGCAGTCGATGCAACAGTACGCTGTGACACAACTGTTGAGCTAGTCAACGCAGACAAGGCAGCGTTAGACACGATTGCAGTACCACCGGCAGCTGGTGCAGTAAACACACCGGCAGCGGCTGTAGTCAAGCTAACAGATGCGTTAGTCATAACCACGTTCGACACAGAGTAAGTCGTCGAGTTGATGATTGGCAGAACGGTATCGCCAGTTGCGTTAACGTTTACGCCTTGAAAATAAGCAAGCAAACGAATTGCCTGATTGCTCACCAAACCTTGTGGATGGTTGGTGTTTACAAATGCTGGGCCTGGATTACTCATGATGATTTCCTTTGAATTTTTGATTAACGGGGGGCGATTAACCCCCCACTAAATTAGGCTGCTACGCGGCAAGCGAGCTCAGGATACAGAGGCGCCCAGCCATACAACACATCAAGGCGAGTCGGGATCGAATCGTTGTTGATAGTGTATTGGCGAACAACACGCATCGAAAGACCGATTTCTTTATCGCTTGCACGGCCTGCAAAGTGAACACCCTCGGGCAACTCTAGGTCAGCTACAGCCAAGGTAAATGCATTGCGATGCATTACGATGTTCTGTGGGCTAACAGTACCTGTGTTGTTGAAAGGAGTCACGACAGCAGTCGATGAAGTCGAAGAAACCGACACGTTTTGGAATTGACCGGCAGTAATGATTGCAGGCGAAACCGTAACCGATGCCGACCCACCCGAAGAAATGGTCACAGGTGCGGTAACAACAAAGTTACGCAGCTTGTTTGAGCCATATGCTTGACGGTTTTGTGGGTTGACAGCGTAAACGTTAGCGATCTGAATCACGTCACCTTGGTTCAATGCGGCAGCAGCAGATGCGGCAGCAATGGTGATCGTTGAGCTTGATGCCCAACCTGAAGTCAACGAACCAGTAAAGGTGGCGGTGTTGGTCGACAGGGTTGCAGATGCATATGAACCAAAAGTCTGGCTCACAACGTTCTGATCCATCTTCCACTTCATACCGGCCGAGTCAACGCCCATCAAACCTTTTTCGTATTGCTCGCTGATTTTGGCAGCAGGCATAAACAGACCTTTCAGACTGTCAACGATAGTGGCTGATGTAAAGGGCTCAACTAAGCATGAACGGCGACCATCGCGTGGAGCACCTTCAGAATCAAGGTAAGCACCGGCGGTCAGATAAGTAATCAAACCAGTTGGAGGCGTACCAGCAGTACCAACGATGTTGGCGGTGTTGTTTTTAGCCATCACCAAACCGTCACGGTCGATTTTGTTGGCGATTGCAGCAACAGCAGGCTTCAGAACACGGTCGCTAAACATATCAAGCGACAATGCCAAGTCTTGGGTCGTAAACTGTGTGTCAACGTGGAATTGTGTCGACAAAGTCACAGGCACAGAAGTCTCGTTGAAATCTTCAACGTTGAGCGCTGGGCCAGTTGTACCGATAAAGCGACCAGGACGACGAACGTTAACAGTTGCACCGATCTTAGCGCCGACAACAGCGAATTGATCGTCATAGTTACGGTCAACTTCACTTGTAAATGTCAGTTCGTTCTCGAGCACCATGAGTGCTTCGTTAGTGATTTTACTAATGGTTAGCAAGTTATTTGCCATGATATTTCCCTTAGATTAAGTAAATTCTATTTACCTGATCTTACCTGCCAATCTTGCTGCTTTCCATTGCTGATACGATCCGTGGAATTGTCCATCGCTATCCACTTTCACATCAACGCCGGAATTTCCGCTTTTCAATGGCTTGATAGGCTCAGGTGCTTTTGATCTTGCAGCAACAGATTTACTTTTAACCTCGGGCTCAGTCTTTTCAAACTTAGCCTCCAGTTTCCCAAGTTCTCGTAAGGCTTTCTGAATCGGCATTGCTGTCAATTCGTTAGCAAACTCTGGATTCTCAGCAAGATGGTATAGGATTCGTGGCCCTACATCACTCTCTAAGATGGCATCCCGCACTTGGTCTGATACTCGGACGTCTGCGGACTGTACCATTTCCTCAAAGTCAGGCAATTCTGCTTTCGCTGCATCTAAGCGCTTTGCCCAAGTCTGAATGACCTGATCTCGTGCCTCTGCTGCCTTGCGTTCTGCGTCTTGCCTATCTCTGTCTGCTAAAGCCTTCTCTGCGGAAAACTCAGCTAGTGCCTTCGCGTACTCAAATGCGTCGGTAAACTGGCTGGGCTGAGGCTCTTGATTCACGTCTGCCTGTTTAGGGCTATTCTGCGTCTCTAGAGCTTTCAAACGGCTTTCTAGTGCTTCCCTTGCTTCGCGTTCTTTAGCGGCCTCTTGCCGCGCTGCTTCACGTTGCTTGGTTAACTCTGAAAACCGCTTTTCCAACTTCGGATTTTTCGGTTTATCTGTTACTTCCGCTTCTTTCTCTGCGTCGTGTTCACTCTGTTCATCTGCCTCGACTTGCGGCTCTGACTCGGTCTCGACCGGATCAGCCTCACTAGGAGCATCTGTTACAGCTAAACCCAACCTTTGGGCATTGAAATCGGCTAAATTTTCACTTGTTACTACATTACTAGCTTCACGTTCTGACATGAGTTGCCTCAAGAGTTTACCCAGTTGTGCCTAACTGGTAAGGTTTGAACAAATTTTAATACTATTTAAGAAAAATCGCTATTAAATTGCACGTTCAATCGCTTCACCAGACGCCGCCCGCAATGAGCGTTCGTCTAATTGAGCAAGCATTAACGCAAATTCGCCTTTAATTTTCTCAATATCGAGCTGAGTTTGCGTTTTAATAATCGTATCGTGCGCCTTAACATCGACATTAAGTTTGGCAATGTCTCTGCGTTCAGCGTCGCGCATTTCAATATCGTGGGCTTTTGCTGTTTGACGCATGAGCTCGCGCTTGGTCTCGGCTTCTTCCTGTGCCTGTTTGATGCTTGCGCCGTATTTCATATCCATCGTCATCGCTTGCAGTTGTTGCTGCAATTGCTCAATGGTTTGTTTAGCGGCTGCTAATTGCATCTGAACCTGAGGCGGTACAGGCGATTTATCGTCAACTTGCGCCATTGGGTTCGCCGCGGCCAATCGGTCGGCAATAATATCAGCGCCAGGGAAGTCCATATTTCTGAAGATTAGATCGCCGGCCTGAGTCATCAATGCGGGATCGGCAGTTAATAGCGTCATCATTGCGTCGACTGCCTCGGCACGTTTGGAGTTATAGCCTGGGCCTGTGTCCATCACAACGTCGTATTCGCCGACCGTTACGTCATTTAATACCTTGGCCACGCCTTGTTCGTCTTGGCCCTGCTCGTTTAGCGTCACCAGTTCAGGTTGACCGTCCGCGCCAATGATCCGCATCACACGTTCGGTATCGTAAATCTTAGGAATCAGATCGAGCAAAATCTTACCTGTCCAACGAATCGACCTGGTCAAATTGTCGTAATAGTGGAAATTGGTCATGTCCACTTGCTGCTGCTGACCGTTGATAGCTTTGCCCGATTGATTACCGTTTGGCAGTTGCGATGGGTCGTAAATACCAATCACAGCCATCAAATCAGCATTCATACCAGCAGCTGCGGCCATTGCACCGGCAGGTGGTGGTTCAGGCTGCAAT